TTAAAAGTTGGACCTGATGCGTATAGAGATAAAGAAAGATATCCTGAAGGACCTTGGTGTAAAAAAGGGACTTGGGTTGTTTTTGCACGTTACGCTGGATCCAGAATTAAAATAGATGGGGGTGAAGTTAGGCTTCTTAATGATGATGAAGTTCTAGCGACCGTGGAAAACCCCGAAGACATATTCCACGATTTTTAATCATAGGGAGGAACTATGCCAGAAGATAAAGAAAAAACAGAAAATCTAATTGATGTCGGTGATGCTAATGAAAAAGTAACCGAAGTTGATTTAGATAAAAAAGCTGAAGGAGGAGAAGTAAAAGATGAAAAAACTACTCAAGACAGTGATAAGCCCGCTGACACACCTGAGAAATTGGATGAGTCTGTGGGTGTTCGAGATAGCAAGGACGACGAAGAACAAGATAAAAAGGAAGAAGTAAAAGAAGAAGTAAAAGAGGAACCCAAAGAACAGAAGAAAGAGATGGACGAGTATAGTGAGGGCGTTCAAAAACGTATTGCTAAACTTACCAGAAAAATGCGTGAAGCAGAGAGACAAAAAGAAGAAGCTGTTACTTATGCTAAACGTGTGATGAGAGAACGAGATGAGTTGACCCATACAGCTACGACTTTAGATAGAGATTATGCCGTGGAAATGGAGAATAGAATCAAATCATCTTTAGCAGCGGCTCAAGCTAAATTAGGTGTTTCTAGACAAGCAGATGATAAAAAGGCTGAAGTCGAAGCTTTAACAGCCATCTCACAATTAGGATATGAACAGGGCAAACTTGCAGAAATCAAAAGCAGACAAAAAATGGAAGAAACTGCTAATGAAGCTAGAAGAAAACAAGGGCCCGCAGCTCAATATCCAACTCAACCAACGCCGCCACCAGATCCAAAAGCAGAGGATTGGGCGGAAAAAAATGAATGGTTTGGCAAAGATAATGCCATGACCTACACAGCTTTTGATCTACATAGAAAGCTTACTGAAGAAGAAGGGTTTGATCCTAAGTCTAATTCTTACTATGAAGAAATTGATAAAAGAATAAGACTTGAATTCCCTCAGAAATTTGGTAATACTGTAGAAAAAACGGTTAGTAAACCTACACAAAACGTTGCTTCTGCAACGCGTAGTTTAAAGACTAGTCGCAAAAGTGTGAAACTCACACCTTCACAAGTAGCAATCGCTAAAAAATTGCGTGTGCCACTAGAAGAGTATGCAAGACAACTAAGACTCACGGAGGGAGAATAGCATATGAAAAACGAAGATAAAAAGACTTCCCGTGCGAGCCAGACAAGAGAAAAAACAACACGTAAGAAAGTTTGGACTCCACCATCGTACTTAGATACACCCAACGCGCCAACTGGATTTAGACACAGATGGGTCAGGGTAGAGATTCTAGGATACGTCGACACGAAAAACATACAAGGACGATTAAGGTCCGGGTATGAGTTAGTAAGAGCCGATGAATATCCAGAAGATGACTATCCAGCAATATCAGATGGCAAGTATGCCGGGGTGATCGGGCACGGAGGCCTTGTGCTGACAAGGGTACCTGAAGAAATCGCGAAGCAACGATCGAAGTATTTTTCCGATTTAGGAAAAGACCAGATCAAAGCAGTAGACAACGATTTAATGAAGGAACAGCATAGGAGTATGCCGATCGAAATTGATCGACAGTCTCGTACAACCTTCGGTGGTAGAAAACGTTAACTTTTTAACATTCAACCAACGAAATTTAATAAACGGCAAATAAAGAAGTTAAATCTTTATTTGCATAAGGAGAAAAACTATGGCTAACGCTTCAACAACTGGTTTCGGCTTGAAACCAATTAAAATGGTTGGTCAGTCAGATGAAAACATGGGTCTTGCAGAATTCCCTGTTGCAGCATCTTCAAGCGCTATTTACTTCCAAGATGAAGTTTGTATGGCGGCTACAGGATATGCAATAGTAGGAATAGCAGGAACTGCGCATGGATTGGGTTCGCTCAACGGCGTCTTCTACACTGATACAACATCGCTCAAGCCCACGTGGAAAAATTATCTGCCAGCCAGCATTACGGCTTCAGATATCCAAGCTCTTGTAAATTCTAATCCATTACAAATGTATGAAGTTAGAACTAATAACTCGAGCGCGTCGGCGCAAACTGATGTGGGGGATGTGGCTGATTTAAGTTATTCAGCTGGGGTAACTCCAAATTGGATCTCTAGAACAACTCTAGATGACTCAACTTTTGGATCACCTACTACTTCACGACAGTTAAAAGTAATCGGTCTGTCAAGGGATCCCGATAATCAAGACTTAACAGCGGCGGGAGTCGTTTGGAGAGTAATAATTATGGAAAACTTTGCACTGGCTGTAACAGGTATATAGGAGGATTATAAATTATGGCTATATCACGTAATCAACTAGTTAAAGAACTAGAGCCGGGTTTAAATGCACTATTTGGCCTGGAATATAAACAGTATGAAAATCAGTCCGCTGAAATTTATACTACTGAGTCATCTGACAGAGCTTTTGAAGAAGAAGTTATGTTGTCAGGTTTTGCAAGCGCTCAGGTGAAACCAGAAGGATCTTCTGTTTCATTTGACGTAGCACAAGAAACTTTCACAGCAAGATACACTAACGAGACAATTGCTCTCGCTTTTGCAATCACTGAGGAAGCTATTGAAGATAACCTGTATGACAAACTTGCTTCTCGTTACACAAAAGCACTAGCAAGATCGATGGCAAACACTAAACAAGTAAAATCGGTATTTCCTTTGGTTCAAGGGTTGCCTACTACAGACAACTACGATTCAGGAGATTCTGTTTCATTGTTTAGTACGTCTCACCCAACAATAGCCGGTGTATTTAAAAATACCCTGACTACTCAAGCAGACTTAAACGAAACATCGTTAGAGCAAGCACTGATTGACATTGCTGCGCTAACTGATGAAAGAGGTTTAAAAATTGCTGCTAGAGGTGTGAAGATGATTGTCCCTTCTGCTGGTCAGTTCACTGCTGAGAGATTGATGAAATCTCAAGGTAGAGTTGGAACTGCTGATAATGATATCAATGCAATCAAATCTATGGGTATGATTCCTTCAGGTTATAGAGTGAACAACTACCTAACAGATACTGATTCTTGGTACATAATCACAGATGTACCTAATGGGATGAAACACTTTGATCGCGCTCCATTGACTACTAAAATGGAAGGCGATTTCACTACTGGCAACGTTAGATATAAAGCTAGAGCAAGATACGTTTTTGGCGTATCTGATCCTAGAGGTATCTTCGGCGTTGAAGGTGCGTAATACTTAAAGAAAATTAATGGGGCGGCCTCAAAATCGCCCCATTTACTAAATAAAGATAGAAATTCACTATGAAAAACTTCCGAGTACAGATTCATGCTTACAACTATACAGCTGATTTTACTATTTCAGCTGAAGACACAGCTAAAGGTATTGAAAAATCAATCCTTGACAAGCTGGGAAAAAATGAGGTAAAGTTCGAATCTAATGGATTTACGAGGAAAGATCGTAAATGGATAACCTATGAGGAGGTTACAAATGACCGAAGACCTATACACTACGAAAAGGTCCTTGGAACTAGAGTGGCAACAGGAGCACCTGAAGGAGGGCAAGTATAGTATCAACATGTCTTATATTGATAAAAAAATTCAGGAAATTGTTAAAGAGATTATTGCCAAAGAGTTTGAAGAAGATACTATTCAAACCAAAATACACGACGCCAAGCCCGAAGTTTCGATAGCCACTTAAGCGCTATCAAAAATCATACATTTCTGTAGGGATACCTTGCGTTGAACATAAATCTGCGTTATAGATTAATTACTATACAATTATTAATTAGATATGGACGCGTATAGTCGACGGCCTAGAGACTATATCTTATAAACTAGGAGGATTATAATTATGGCAAAAACTACGTTTTCGGGACCAGTCTATTCGAAGAATGGATTTATTAATACAGGTCCTGGCAATACAATAAGTTTAACTGCTGATACAACTTTAACAGTTGCAGCTCATGCAGGTAGACTTTTACTTACAAACGACGCGGACGGTAAATTTACATTACCTACAATTAATGTAGATTCAAACGCTGCGGTAGCAGGTAGTACCGATTACAATAACCTTAACAATGTTGGTGCAACGTTTAACTTTTATGTTGAAACAGCAGCAACGGATATGGACATCTTAACTGATGGAACTGATAAGTTCGTTGGGGCTATTATGCTTGCTGTGGATAATGGTGCGAAAAAAGCTTTCATACCAGCAGCAGCTAACGATGTAATCACTATGACGGGTAGTACCGCAGGTGGTCTTGTAGGAAGTGTTGTTACAATTACAGCGATTGATGATGATAAGTATTTGGTTCATGATTCTTTAGTACTGGCAACAGGAACTATAGTAACACCATTTGCTAACGCGTAATAAATAATGTGAGCTCCTTCGGGAGCTCACGACTAAGGAGAATAAAATTATGGGTTCATACTCAGTAGATGTAAAAGCAACCAGACTTACAGGTTCTGGAGCAGTATTCGCTGGTCCAAGCAGAATTCTTAGTATTTGGTTTGTAAGTGATGGAGCTGCAGGCAGCATTGAAATTTTAGATGGAGGTGCTTCAGGAACTTCTCTTGCTACATTTGATACACCAATAGGATCAGGAACAGCAGGTGAAGCTACATTTTATCAAATAGATATTCCAGGGAATGGGCTTTATTGTGCAACCAGTTCCTATGCTACTTTAACGGCTGTAGATAAAGTTACAATCTTCTACGGTTAGGAGGACTTGTGGCTAACACTACTTCTCATTCATACACTTTCGATAAAACTCTTCCGATTGATGAAATCGTAGAGGAATCTTATGAACGTATCGGAATTATAAATGTTTCCGGTTATCAATTAAAAACAGCTAAACGATCTTTAAATCTTTTATTTTCTGAATGGAGTAATAGAGGACTTCATTATTGGGAAGTAGCCAATCAAGGTTTTACTTTAGTGGAGGGAACGAATGTTTATACGTCGTATAGATCTCCAGCCGATGGGGCTTCTAACGGATTAACAACTACTTTATCTGCAGGAATTAATGCAGCTGTTTCAGATATTCCTTTAACAGAAGTCAAAGATATGCCTGGTGCTAGTCAAGGTGGAGGAACGATTACCGTTAACTCTGAAACGATTAGATATACAGGAAAATCTGCAGCAACCGGAGCAGCAAATCTTACTGGAGGTGTTCGTGGATCAAATGGCACTACTGCTGCTACCCATTCAAGTGGCGATGCAGTCACTCAACATGCTACTGGAATGGATAATATATTAGAATGTAATTATAGAATTACTTCTACAAGTGTTGATTCCCCAATGACTGAAGTGAGTCGATCTGTATACCAAGGCTATTCTAATAAAACAGCAAAAGGAACACCTACTTCTTTTTTTATTCAAAGATTTATTGATCGAACAACTTTAACTTTATATCTAACTCCTGGCGCATCAGAAGATGGGAATAAATTAAATATATATTATGTACGAAGAATTCAAGATGCAGGTGCTTATACAAATGCAGCAAATGTACCTTATCGTTTTGCACCTTGTATGACAGCGGGATTATCTTTTTATTTATCACAGAAAAATGCACCACAGAGATCACAAGAATTAAAACTTTATTATGAGGATGAATTAGCTAGAGCCATAAAAGAGGATGCTGATATTACAAGTACTTATATTACACCTAAGGTTTACTATCCTAATATTTAATTATGACTACATTTGCTTCGGGTAAACATGCACTTGCCATATCAGATAGATCTGGATTAGCTTATCCTTATCTGGAAATGGTAAGAGAATGGAATGGAGCCTGGGTTCATTATTCAGAATATGAACCTAAACAACCTCAATTACAACCTAAGCCTACAAGCGCAGATCCTCAAGCTTTACAAAGAGCACGACCGGCAAGAACAGCTTTACCTACCCCTGCTGCTTTAAATGATAATCCTTTTACAACTGAAATAGGAACAACAGTTATTGTAAAAC